TGAGGGTAGCTCCAGAAACAAAAGTAATTCCTGTTACTAATCCACCACCACCAATACCGGTTACTTTAACTACTAGGTCCGAACCCCCACCTAGGTTTGCACCTAAGAAAGTTACAGTATCACCGACTGCATAACCTGCACCGACTGCGGTAAATGTATCAGGATCGATGAGATAATTACCATAATAGTTTCGGACAATAATTGCTAATGCGGTTCCGCCGCCTGATGTTGCTGATTGTGTGATGCTACCCGAATATGTAGTATCGACTGATGGGCCATATTTGCAACCATCTGTGGTTCCTGCTACAAATCCGGCTTCGGCTAACATTCCGTTCGATTGGCCCTTAGTCGCGCCGGCGGTCTGAATAGAATCATCGATAATGATTTCACCGCCTTCGGTGTGAGTTAACTGAATTGCACCATCTGAAGTTACGGTTGCTGTAGTGTTTGGAATACCCGCTGCATACCAGGCCGTAACGAAATCAGTAGCATTGGTATTATCAGCCAATGTCATTGTATATGGTGCTGACAATACATCACTGCCTGGGGTCGATACGTATACCGTCGAGGTGTATACACCTGATGTAAATGATGGGGCTGTATTTGTTCCGGTTACTACTGTTGGACCAGTTGCAATTCTTTCCCATAGATACAATGGGAAATTAAGTTGGTCATCGAAATTATATTGACCATACAATGATCCTGCAGGGATTGCAGCACCACCCGTAGAATCGATTGCCGCAGTCATGGTCCAATCTGACAATGCCATTGGAACTGTCTTTGGAATCCAAGACTGTAATGTTTCACTGTATTGAGATACAACTGGTGATTCGCCTGTTGTAGATGATCCAACCTTAACCCAAACCGATCCGGTTGGACGATCAACGGTTTGTCCAACCTGCCAGGTTGGCTGTTCGGCGGCAGTTCCGTATTCAACTGTTGGTTGGTAATATACAGCCGACAATATTCCCAAATCGTTCAATATTGTTCCGGTTCCTGATACAATCTGAATATATTTAGGTCCGTCGAGTTCGGGTTGCTTACCGTATATTTGTAATTTACCATTGACTACCGCTGCGGTTAAAATAAACCATCCCAGGGCATTAATAGTAGCGGCTATGCTTGCTGCCGTGGTACCTGCCGCAGTAATAGTAACAGTATTGGTTGCACTCATATTAATAACAAACTGCTGACCAGGAGTAATAGTAGGATTTGCATTTCCACAAATGATCGTAGGAACATCTCCTCTCCATGAACCTGAAGGCAATGTAACCCAGGTGTTTGAAGTCGTTTTGTAGAAATATTGACCTTGCGAACGAGGATGTCCGGTGATTTGAATTGCATTAACCGCATATTGCCCAATATTTCCGATACTTGCTAATGGGACATTAGCCGATAGATCATCGGGATCCGTAATTACGATTGGAGCCTGCAAAGTAAATTTACCAGTTGTTCGGTTGAATACGTAAATTCCCCAGGTACTATTTGTTGTGTCTAACCAATATGTACCGTTATCAGGTGCACCAGTCGGACGACCAGATGAACCTACTAGGCTAGCTAGATCAATGTCTGCACGTAATACGTAGCAACGATTTGTAACACCCAGTAATGAGTATGCTGCCAAAAGACCATATTCATTAAGCTCATAACCCTGAATTGGTGTTCCTGCAGAAGTTGTATAGAAGAATGGTGAACCGTACAAGGTAACAAGGTCACGTTGGCTTGTAACCTGGAATAGCTTACCTGCGTTAGCCGCTGTAGTAGCCTGAGCAACGCCGGTTCCTGTAGCATCAGCCTTGTTTTCGGCGGTTGCTAATAGTACTAGGGGAATTGAATTCGTTGGGGCGGGAAGATATTGACTTTCATCAATGATTGTAACTTCTACGCCGGGTGATGTTAATGCCATGTTCGTGTCCTTTATATATGTAAAATTATGAGGTTTACAACCCTGTGTTGTAATAGTATTTATGAAAAGATTCAAAAAAGGGTCAATAGCTATGCCTTTAAAGGTTTTTGAGCTAAATACGATATGAAAAGACTAATGTGTGCATGCGGTAAGAATCAATGCGCTATCAATTACCACCGCAAAGGAAAGACGTACTATAGAAGTACATGTGATGTTTGTGGGAGAAAGAAAAACAAACTCAACCCTAGGATTCCAGGTTGGACTAAGAGCGGATATAAGAAGAAATCCACCTGCGACTTATGCGGTTTTCCTAGTTTATATGCACAACAAATTACCGTGTTTCATGTGGATGGACAACTGAAGAATGTTGCCCTATCGAATCTACGTAGTATTTGCCTGAACTGCGTAGAAGTAGTGAAGCACCGAGAGGTTACTTGGAAACGCGGTGATTTAGTGGTTGATTATTGATTCAATTCGGGTATGAAGCTGATCGATAGTTCCATTGTTATCCAGTAAATGATCGTAGTGAAGTCCGGGACCACAGTATTCGCTAGCATGTACCTTAAGCGCAGCCAATCTAGCTAATGCTGCATTTTTAGCAGGCATATGTTCTACTGCTCCATCTTCTCCGGTGTCCTTAGTAGCGATCAAAGCATCGTCATACCATTCTGGATTAGGACCACGGGTTACGCGCAACACTATTCCACCCGCATCCTTAATTGTCTTAACTTCATTAGGGAATCTACAATCAGTAATTACGATGTGATCTTTTGCGGCGCGTAGCTTGTTTTCAACTGATGCTACCCAGATATCATCATGGAATCCCCTGCGTAGAACCTCTGTTCCCCATTGTTGTAGGACCCAACGAGGAGTCAAGTGAGGCATGTTTAGTCGTTTGGCCCACCAAGTATCTACTTGTTCTCGCCAGGCCCTGCTTGATGTAGTGTGACCTTCAAGTAATTCTCGGTCCCAATTGAATACTGCGGCTGTTGCATCCTTGAGAGATGCTGCAAAACTGATTCGTTTAAATCCGTGAAATCTAACTAGAAAGTCTGCTACTGTGTCTTTACCAGACCCTATAAACCCCGTGACTCCAATTAACATTGTGAATTCTCCTGACAACACTCATTATACGACAGGAGAAGGGAGAAGTCAATATTACGGTTACCTATTCAATCTCATGTGTTTCGTATTCGCCATCGCCGGCATCATCAAACTGTGCAGCGGTGGGATCAAATATTGCTCCCTGAACTTCTAACCAAGTATGTCCTTCTGGATTTTCTAAATCTTTTGAGGGATAATAGAAGCCATGGTGTACCTCGGCTTCGATTCCTGATTTTCTAAGTAATTTGGCCCAACGAAATGATTCATCTTGACATCTTAACGTTGCATTAGGAAATCTATGGGTTAAAATGAATTGTTTTATTTTAGGATCAAAAGCAGGAGAAAAATGAAATTTCCAGGATTGCCCCGTAACTTCACTAACTTGCATTTTTTAGCCTTGTACCCAGGTTAATGGTTGGGAATAATCAACATACCTCTTAAGGTCTTCCATTAGTGCTTCGATCATGGCCTTAGATTCTGCTTTCATGGCTGCACCGTTCAATGTTGTTCCGCCGCCCGGACCCGCGATTGATGCGAATTTTTCTCGGGCCTCACCGATGATTCCCTTGAGAGTTGCCAGAATGAAGTCACCAATCCAAACCCCGGCGCCGGGATCTTGTATCAATGAGGTTTCTGGGCGCTGCACATCAGCCCAGATAAGAATTTTCTCGCCGCTAGCCTTGAAATTTCTAACAACACGAAGGACCTTAGTAACCGGATCAAATGTGTATTGAATGAATCCACCAAACATACGGGCGGCTAATTCTACATAGCTAGCATAAAAATCATAGGTTGCTAATCCACCTGAATGATTATAGTTTAACAAATACGTATTAAGAATTGCACTTGAGAATGGATCAAATGATGCTGATCCGCCACCGCCGGTTTCTAATCCGACGGTTCTACGATACAAACACCGCACATTGATAAATTCTGACGGAAGGGTGTAAGTGTCTTGATTAATTAGGGTTGTGAACAATGTATACGATTCAGCCGTTGCATTTTGTGCCCGCTGGCGATACACCTTTATAGCATAATTATATGCAGCTTCATAGTGCTGAGGATCTAATTCAAGGTCCACGATATCGCCGCCCAATCGTAGGCGAATATTGTTGAACATCGCCTCTTTTAGTTCAACTAACGTTAATCCTGAGGGTGTAGCAAGTATGGTTGCAGTAGTCATTATGGTTCCTGATATTAAGTATTTATCAGGCCACAATCAATTGGTACATCCTTTCCGCGACTGCAACATGTCCTGCAGCATTAAAATGCCAATCACCCAATGGATATTTGACTCCTGGCAAACTAATCCAATATTCATGGTGTTTATCCATCCATCGTTTCCAGTTGATTTCTCCATCGGGAGCAGTTAATAGGTTTTCTACTGGACCATTTTTGGGATCATTGACTAGCCAGGTATATACTCTAAATCCTAACTTTTGATAATTTGTAATAGTCAATCTCCAACGCAATTCATTGAAGTCGAAAATTTCATCTAGAGTTTTAAATAAATGAGCAGTATTGGGATTGAAGGCCGAGAAACCCACTGTATTTGTATCCTTGAATTCAAGGATAGTCATTCGTTCTAGAAAACTAGGACTAATGATGATAATGTCGTCTTTAGACCAATTAATCACATCCTTTTCAATTTGATGTGAAATCCAATTCCATCCAACACCGCAGTTACTGCGGTTATAATGGGCCGATATTCTTAATTTATTTGCTAAATGTGTTCCCCAATACGGGGTTTTGGAATCATTTACGTATAGGTTAGGCGCCATTCCAAACGGCATACTAAAACTACAGCCATAAACCCAAAGCTTAGAGGTCACCAGCTTTTCTATTCTCGGAATAATGGGCGTCAAAGTGTCCGCCCGGATAACGTGCTTCAAGTTTTTTCACGTTTTCTTGGAGAACATCATTTGGATCTAATCCAAGTGATCTACATGCGTTGGCCCAATACCAAGCGATATCTCCCAGTTCGCGTTTCATGTGGAATATATTTTCTTCGTTTAACGGTTTGCCCTGAAAGTATATTTTCTTGACAATTTCCTGAAACTCGCCGGTCTCGCTTCCCAATCCAATTGCTGCATTGAGCAATACTGAGGGACTAATTGCACATCCACCTTCATATCCATCTAATTCTCGTAGGCGATTGATAAGTGTTTCTAGCTGTTCGGTTTCGGGACTGGTAACCCCTTCTACAAATTCTGAATACTTGTTTAGATCAATTTTCTGTGTCATAATATCTCCTAGTTCAGAGTATACGACATTTGAAACCGTTTATCAAGCAGTACGGAAATATAGCCAAAAAGAAAGGGCCGAAGCCCCTTGAAGAAATGATTTAGTGATTATCCGATAGCATCCATTACTTGGTCCCACCAAGGGGTTCCGTCAAGTTTTTCGTACCCCAAATAGTACATCATGGCGCGATAGGGTTCTGGTGAGGCTTTTACTGATTGTGGGATAGCTTTATCAAATTGTTTCAGAATAATCTCTGCCATTATTTGAGGTTTTGGGAGAATTCCTTCGTTGACAATATCGGTATATTTTCTCAATAAATCAGTTGGGGTATTCATATAAATCCTTTTAGTATTTATGATAAGTTAAAAAAAGGGGCCGAAGCCCCGTTAGAGCCGCCATATTAAAAACAACGAAGGATAATCATGTGGGCATTAAATCTGCCCTTCGGCGTAACACTGACGGCCCGAACCTCTTTGTAGAATTTCCGAGCGTTAGGTCTGCTGCCCATGATCTCCTTGATCTGCAGGGCCGGTTTACGGAACATCTTGATTTCGCTTTCTTTGGTATCGAAACCAAGTACCGTGTTGCCCTTAACCGACAGCGATTTGCTGTAATTGTCCGCAACGTAGTGGTGCATCTTGCGGCGCTTGGTATCATACACAAATGCTTCCGAAGCACCATGCAGTTTCACCGGACTCACACCGACCAAGTCAAGCTTGTTCGCGGGATCCTTGAACACCATGACATGCTTGAGGCGGCGAACGATTTTCTCGACCGGAATCACTTTACGCTTGCGCGGAGCCTTATTGGCTTTCTTCACGCTCACATAGGCATTCAGGTCGCTCAGAACAGTCCCGGTAAAGCTGAGAAGGTTCTTAAGTTGGGTTCGGGTGAAACGATTGTAGCCCTCGACCAATTGCGCGTCTTTGCCCTTGAGCACCTCAGTGAATTCATCTTCCTTTTTCTTCCACGCTTCCACCAGGGGCGAAATGTGTTGCGCCATCACGTTCTTTTTCGACAGTTCCTCAATTGGTTTCAGATTGTGATTGGCTTTCGCGCCCGACGCAATGTAAGTGTCGAGCAATCCCTCAAGTTCTCCGCCTGCTTCTGCGGCTTTGGCGCGCATACGTTCTTGCACGTTGGGTGTCATTCCCGGTTCAGCCTTCTCTTTTTCTTTGGACTCAGTAATGAGTTTACCGGCCGCGATCAAACGCAGAACAACTTTTTCGAGGCGCTCAGTTTCATCGGCATTGAGATCCAGTCCGCGCAGCGTCATACGAGCAAGCCAGCAGAATGTAATTCTGAATTCTTTTTCATCCAGCTTATTGACAAGCTTGGCATCAGCATGGCGCTCATTGAATTCCAGATACTGCACCATGACCTTTTTTGCGACTTTACGATCAAAGAATCGCCCGTACCAATTAAACGACTTGGCGAGTTTTCCTTGACGATATTCAGTGGGCTGGGTTTCAAACAACGGTTCGAACCCGAAATACTTTGTGTCGCCGTGATGCGGGTCCAGGTGCTTGATTTTGGACGGATCGTGCTTGATTTTGACGGGTGCGATAACTGCTTGTTTCTTCGCGGCTTTCTTAGCCATTAATAGCTCCGAATCATAAGGTGTATAGCTATTATATAGGAAGTCCGATTTATTGTCAAGCCTCTTCCGATAAATACTACATTATGCCTCGTCTTAGCCTATATCGCGCAACCAAACAAAACGACTATCGATTTATCGACCGAACCGTATCGGAACAATTGACGGTTGGAGGAACTGATCTCTATATTCATAAGTATCTTGGACCAACAAGTCAGGGCCCATCAGTTGATGCTACTCAACCAGAGTACGATGCGCTTAATCCGAACAATATTCAAGACCTGTTGTTTCTAGAAAACAGAGACAGAACATACGACCCTAATATCTACCGATTGCGCGGTCATTATAACGTTGCAAATCTAGACTTCGATTTAAGTCAATTTGGTTTATTTCTAAATAACGATATCATCTTCATATCGGTTCATTACAACGACATGATCGATTTAATCGGTCGAAAATTGATGGTGGGTGATGTGATCGAATTGCCGCATCTACTAGATTATAATCCATTAGATGAAACTCTTCCGGTTGCACTTAAGAGATTCTATCAAATCACCGACGCAAATTATGCCAGTGAAGGTTTTTCATCTACTTGGTATCCGCATTTATGGCGAATCAAGTGCGAGCCGTTAGTAGACAGTCAAGAGTTTTCGCAGATTTTATCGGCGCCCACAAACCAGGACACTTACCTTGGAATGTGGGATGCAACCCGAACATATCCGGTTGGATATGTGATTACATACGGAGATAAGAATTATACATCAACTCAAGCTGTTCCGATTGGGATTGCACCGCCCGATCCTGCATATTGGATATTAGATCCTGCGCAGGATCTTAAGGATATTCTCAGCACATACAACAAGAACATTGCAATCAACGATGCTCAATTAGCCGAAGCAAAACGTCAAGTTCCGTTAGCAGGATATGACAATAGTGACCTGTATGTAGTTCCGACGTACGGAGAATATGAATCGAATGGAGTGTTGTCTGGTACTAAATTTAATCAGCCGGCCCCAGGGAGAGCCACATCAATTCCAATTGGTGGACCAAGTTCAATCCCCGGTACAGTATCAATGATGCGTAATCCGGGATATAAAAATCCTAGCCCAATGATTAGAATATCTAAGGATGCACTCAAGAGCATCTGGGATATGACAGCGGATTCAAATCACATAGATATTCTAGATAAATTCATTCAGGCAAGCCTACAATTAGTTACGCTCCCGCCTGAGCGTATTGGAACTGGTTCGGGCGCCGTCTCAGGACAGAATGTATTGACTGTACAATCTCTTGGACCTATTACTGGTCCGTACGGTACAGCAGACAATACATATTCAACAGCAGACCAAGATCCTGTACTTCCTGGGTTTACTGGAACAGTCTCATCAATAATGGACTTCAGGGCAGATTGCGATCCACGTTTTCAATTTATTGCACGTTCTAGTCCAAGAACATTCGGTTATGCAACAGGATATCTGACTGGAACTGAGGCTGCACCAAATGGAATTCCAACTGGAGCCGGAATTTCATTCCCACAAAATCCGGAAGTAGGAGCATATTTCTTACGCATCGATTATTTCCCACAATTACTATATCGTTGGGATGGACAGATGTGGGTAAGAATTTCAAGCAATGTACGAACAGAGACCGGCTATGTTGATGGAAATACAAGCCAATTAAATTCGTTCA